GTAATGGAGTACGAGTGCGAGCACTATGTAATTCCGATGTTCAAAGGGGCGGAATTTCTGATTCCGGTTAAGGGTGATTCAATGCAGCCGAAGTATTACAGCGGGGATATTGTGGCTTGCAAGCGCTTGCCTCTCGATACATTTTTTCAATGGAACCGGACCTATGTGATAGACAGCGAGCAGGGAGTTCTCATCAAACGGGTGAGAAAGGGAGAAGATAACCATCATATTACGATGGTGTCCGAAAATCCGGAATACGAGCCGTTCCAGCTTGAAAAATCGCAGATTTACTCATTGGCTCTCGTAATCGGAGTGGTTCGGGCGGAATAACAGTGCAAAACGGGCCAAAACAGGGCTGAAAAGCGTGCAGAAATTTTTTTTGTGCGCTTTTTTATTGCGGTTTATCGGTTATATTACTAATAATGAGCGATATATTAGGTAAAAACCACAGAACAAAACCCCTCTTTTTTTGGTATTAAAGGGGGGCGAATCCCTCAAAAATGCCCGATTTTGCCCCATATTTTGGCAATATAGGGGGTCGAATCTCGTAATTTTGTCACCCCAAATGTCACAGCAACTGTCACAGCAACCTGCAAAAAGAGTGTTTTCCCGAGCAATTCAAATGTGCATTTTTGGTGTGACATCTCTAAATCATCGGCTGATCGGGGCGGTAAAGAACACCGCATGTTTCCTTCGGTCTTTACGGCCCGTTTTTCGGCGATTTCGCGGTCTTACGCTGTCGTGATGGGGAATGGGCACAAAAAAGGCACGCAGTACAACTACGCGCCCAATAAAATCCCAGTTGAATCCAAATGATGCTGCGGTTCGCGGGCTCAAAATCCAAGCTGAATCCCAGTAAATCCAAGTAAATGCACAACTGAATTGTGCCGCCGAAATTTGTCGCTCACCTGTAACTCATTGCAATATTGCTTCTTATACAGTATTTCCTACTGCCCTGTTTTGTACATCTGAATTTCCCGCCCATAGTTTGTATGATTTAAAATATTTAAGTGTATAAGTTTGTTTTGGAGCGGCTTTGTTATTTTATGTTGTTTTTGTTGCATTATGTTGTTAATTATTTATAGATAAGAAGATTGGGTACACAACAAAAATGCAACAATGCAACAAGGGGAATGCGACAATTGGTATTTTGTTGTGCATTTGTTGCGTAATTGTTGTGTGCTCGTAATGCGTCTCATTGTTGATTTTAGGGGATAAAAACAACAATACAACATTCATTCGGCTATTCGCGCTACCAACTCTCTACGAATAACGACATACCGGCCTTTCTTTTTTTGAGGAACCAATTCCCCTATGTGATCGATTCCATAAAATACATACTCGGAGTTATTCTCAGATTTGAGTTTCCAGTTGTCCCGTAGAATACTACGAATCTGTGTTAAATCGACTTTAAGTCCGGCAGCTCGGATAACTTCGATGAAATCTTTAGGACAACCGCAAAAACGGTCTGTTTGAAGTTTTTCCATAATATCGAAGCAATAGTTGGCCATTTCAACTTCGACTTTGTTCGTGTTGTATTTTTGAATTTTTCGTAAGGCTGGAGTTACAAGACTCTTGGGATTGAACCACATCCGTGATTCGGGATGGGTCGTCAGTTTTCTTTGGAGCAGATACTGAAGGAAAGCAGGGATCTCCATTCTCATTTTTTCACGCAGATGTGTGTCGTCCTTTATTACGGGATCAATTTTACGCACCCAAAATCGAGTTTCTTCCGGTGGAATTATTATCGGATTACGTTCGTTGTTTGAGCAAAGCACGAACTTGGCGAAAAATTCGATTTCACGTCGATCTTTTCCTTTTGCTTCAATTTTGTAGTCGCCCGCAGTGCTCAGGCTCTTGATCTTTTCCGTGTCCTCGATTTTGTTGAGTAACAATTCGTCAACCAGCACGAGTAACTTATTGGCCCAATCCGCGTTGAATTGACTACGGAAATCTTCGTTCGAATTGAACGTAGCATTTTTCCCGAAAATCATTTTAAGTAACCGGAGGAATGTCGTTTTGCCGGTATTCCGTTCATTGGAAACCAGCAATAAGATTGGAAGAATTTGGGTGGGTCGAGTGTATAAAATTTGTAGATAATCCAGTCCCAGTTCAAGTTGCTCCCCGAAAATATGCATGAGAAACTTAATAATTTGTGGGCATGATCCATCTTGTGGAAGATAGGGGATCGGCTCGTATTGATTCAAATACGAACCGTAGACTTTGGTGTAATTCAAGTGGTCGGGAATGATACAGAATCCATCGTATTTCTCGATGTCAGGGAGATTTCCGCGGCCATAGTCTTGTCTGAGCGTTTCGTAGTTCCATGCAACCTTGTCTTCGACATAATCACCGCTGATCAATGGCCGCTGAACTATTTTGTACAAAGTAGTTCCGACACGAATATATTTCTCTGCCATGATTATCGCCGTTTACGTTTGAAAGGAACGATTTCGATGAGAGCCTGATCGACGTCACTTTCGCGGAACAAAACTCGGCCGCCAATTTTATTGGCTTTGATTTTTTTCGTGTTGACCCAGTCGGTTAGTGTTACCAGCGAAATTTTCAGTTTTCGAGCAGCTTCTTTTCGGGTAAGATATTTGTTTTCCGATTTATTGGAACCCGGTTTCAGATACTTCATTTCTTCATGAACGGATTCCCTGATCAAATTGCACAGTTGGTCTACGGTAAGACCGTTAAGATAAATTTCTTGAGACATAATCAATTAGAATTAGTTGTGTCTCAAAATAAGATGTAGGTGATCGTAGATTTATGCCGTACAAAGTACATTTGAAGTACGTACTTGTCGTTTCTTAACTTTTTCTGTTTCTCGGTATTGAATCAATCGCTTTCCCGAATGGGCTGCTTTCACTTAAGCGACTGCCTCTCATATCGACTATGAAGGTTTCTTCTTTACCATCCTCAGGTGCAACATGCTCCCATATCTGTCGAGCAAGCTGGGTCTTATTCATTTCTCCATTATTCGAGATTGGATTTTCAATGTAGCCTTTGTAACTGAGCTGTTCGAAAAGGTAAGCCAGTTCAGCAGATGTTCCTCTCCATATTATTTTTTCAGTGGAGAGTTCAACATGTCGGACAGAAAAATCTGTGATAGATCGTTTGATCTTATTGATCCCTGTCAATATTTTATCCACGGATTGTGAGCATATGTCAGGCAGGAACATCTCAGGTGAGATGTGTTTGTAGGCGTGGTCGGCTTGAAAATGAGATTCGACCGTATCTGTGCTGGTACGAATTAGTTTCTCAAAATGATCGGTCATAAATAACACTACTTTTAGTGACAAATAAATGTTATTCATAAGATCGGAAAGTTCGCAATCGTACAAGGAAAAAAGATCGGATTTACTTATGGCAACGGTTTCGGCGATTTGGCCGTATTTTT